TCTTATCTCCATTTTCCTTGTCTACTTACTAAATTATTTCACCAAATATTTTAATTTATTTTTATGTGGCGTTAATCTGGTCAGCATAACATATCTTATAAAGGTGAATGAACTCTGACCTCTTCTTATATTGCATGATTAATCGAGTACGATTCTAGATTAAGAATTATCTGGCAATAATTTTTGCTCCTATTGAAAATTATCTTTCTATTATAACAATGATATTCGTTCCTCCCAGTGAGCAACTCGCAACTGGCCACCCAGTAGCGGCCAGTGTGCTACTTTCGGCTTTGTTGAATAAATCGAGTTTAGATAAAACTACCCCATATCAATCATTATCTCAGGCAATCCGCACACTTTTTGGCATCCCTGCACACGTCATTTTGTTTAAGGCACGGATCATGGCCATAGCCTCACCAACCTGCGTATCGTAGTCACGCAGCGTTAGATGCCCACCGAACAGTTGTTTAACCCGGTACATCGCCGTTTCGGCCACCGACCGCCGGTTATGTTAGTACCGATGTAAAAATGTAGTGGCATAGTGAATTTGGCCACCTGAATAGAGGTGATATCATCGCCTCATAGTCAAGAATAGGTGGCATTATGACCGGACATAACAGACGTAATTTTAGCCCAGAGTTTCGCCTCGAAGCCGCCCAGCTTGCACTCGATCAGCATTACACCGTTGCCGCCGCTGCCACGGCAATGAATGTCGGCAAATCCACGATGGATAAGTGGCTCTGCCCGCTGAAAGAAAAACGAGCGGGAAAATCACCCATAGCTTCACCCATGACACCTGAGCAGATTGAAATACGCGAGCTGAAGAAAAATCTTCAACTCATTTAAATGTAAAGAGATATATTAAAAAATACCACCGCGTTCTTGATGTCAGACTCCCTGAATAGTTCTCATTAGTTGAGAAACTCAGAGCGCGGTTTCCTGTTGCGGTTGTGTGCAACGTGTTTGAGGTTCATCGCGGCAGCCAAAGAGGCCTGATGCCACACGCGTTGTATTACTCAGTCTTGTTCGTGAAAGCTATCGCGGAAGTAATGGTTCTGCAGGTGCACGCAATATTGCCGCGATGGTCACCACCAAAGGCGTAAAACTGAGCCTGGCGGGCAACAAAGCTAATGAAAGAACTTAATCTCATCAGCTGTCAGCAGCCTGGCCATCGATATAAGAAGGCGTCTAAGGAACGCGTAGAGACCCCCAATTATCTGGGACGCCAGTTTGCAGTAACAGAGCCTAATCAGGCCTAGTGCGGAGATGTGACTTATATCTGGGCGGGTAAACGCTGGGCTTATTTAGCCGTTGTGCTTGATCTGTTTTCCCGTAAACCGGTTGGCTGGGCGATGTCATTTTTCCCGGACTCTGCACTGACAGCGAAAGCGCTGTCCATGGCCTGGGAAGCGCGAGGAAAACCCGCTAATTTGCTGTATCACTCGGATCAAGGTAGCCACTATACCAGCGGGAATTTCAGACAGTTACTGTGGAGATATCAGATAAAGCAAAGCCTGAGTCGCCGGGAGGAATTGCTGGGATAACAGCCCGATGGAATGTTTTTTTAGAAGTCTGAAAACAGAATGGGTGCCGGATAATGGATACGCTAATTTTAGCGAAGCCAGCACAGCGATAACGAATTACATAACGGGATATTACAGCCAGTTCAGACCTCATCAATATAACGGTGGTTTGACGCCGAATGAATCAGAACGATTGTTCTGGAAAAACTCTAAAGTCGTGGCCAATTTTTGTTGATCACTATAAATCGCTATATAACTTAAATCTAGCTAATCCTATCTATATAGGCCATATGGAATGGTCTTATTTCCTATCATAAAGCTAACAACAGTGCTGAGGTAATTTATTGCTTCTTCCCCGCCCCGCCAACTAATAACTCCATCGAGCCGACCTTTACAGACCTGCAGCTCACGTTTCAAAACCAACACATAGAGCCCACTATCACCCTATGTAATACCGACGCACTCCGACACCTCACCTTCAGTGAATACTGATTCGGGTGATAGTAATAGAGGACAAGTTACTGGTAAATATCGACCTGCAGCACAAGGTTGCATGGATACATCCGAATCTGGTTAGGCAATTGAGTCGCTCTCAATGACACCGCTTGCCGAGTACTTCGCGATCAGATTGGTTATCACAAGAAATGGGCGTCAGGGAATCAATTGAAATGGTACAGAAGTATGCACACCTATCACCAAACCATTTAACTGAACATGCGCGAAAAATTGATGAGGTAATGGGGACTCATGTCACGAATCTAACACTTTTGAAAAACGTCGCTGAAAATTAGGAGTTAAATCGAGGGTAAGTCATTGATTTTAATGGTACGCCCTACAGGGCTCGAACCTGTGACCTACGGCTTAGAAGTTCCTAGATCTACCTTTAAAACCAACTAGATACCGCGCCAGCCGTCGATCACACGTCCCAACTTGCGCAAACTTGGTTAAGCATGGTCTAAGATGCAAATACTCTTCGTCCCACATTTGTCTCACCTCAATAGGCATCCCTGCCCTGTCATCACTAACTCATTCAATCTTCAACGTAAGCCAATCAAAAAAAACCAACGATCGTTTTGATCGATCAATATCCATTTATTGATCTGTATAACCAATTGGATATTTACCGCTCAACACCTCACCCTTTCCGCTTTAAATTTAAGGATATATTAAATGAAACTTATTGAGTTTTTGTCCCTGACTCGTACTGAATTCCCTTCAGGCCTTAACTACATCACACAAGATAAAACGGGCTATATCTATGCAAGTATAGATAAGCCCGTCCTTTCAGGTGACACATGGCTATCAAAAAGAGATGTGCAAAAAGTAGGACATGCAGAACTATGTGAAGATTGGAGTGAAACTGTAGTATCAAGGAAGGATGTTTTTTTATTTCTTTAGTTATGGATATATTGGCTTAGGCAAAATTTCCTTCACCACTTCATCTTGTGACTCATAGTAGGCAATCCAACGTGGATCATCTGCTGTGATAGTATCAAAGTAAGGGTAATCATCAGGGTTTTGTGGTCCTGCAAACCAGCTGATAATCGTTAACTTTGCTTCTTCAAGAAATTGGACATATATCATATTGAGTACCCAGTTATGTAGAGAATATATGTATATCCGGTTACCCCAGAAATCGAGATGCGGTGATAACACAGTTGCTTGGTAATGATGCCCAACGAAAATGGTGTTACTTCAGGAATCACTGAACTTGAAGCGTAAGCACCTGAAGCAGACCTACAAATTTCTTGTGCATCAGATGCAACTACATACCCTGCAGCCCCCGTCCCAGTTATAGATGTAAATCGGGCTGAAGCCCTGACGCATATAGCATTTAACGGGACCGCTGTGGCAAGTGAGAGTGCAGTCATGCTTGTAGGAATTGATGATGACGTAATAACTGCATTAGCCATAAAAATTAAATCTCTCCCTGTCAAAAAGCCTGGAATAAATTGTCCACTGCCGTTTGTCGCCCACACCGACACAAGCGCCGATGCCGTATATCCTGATGGCATATTAGCACCGCCGTAAACCTCTGGGGCGGTGACTAACGTAGCATTCACTGCAAGTAATGCTGATGCTTGAGTTGTCGGATTGTAAATTGCATAAATTGCGACATAGCCGCTGACTGGGGCAGATCCTGTATCCATCCCGCCCGCGCCAGTAGTCGCTAGGTTGATTGTCTTATTAACGCTGATTAACTTGTACTGACGCCCACCTAATGCTGACTGAACAATCAATTCATCAGCAGTAAATGTTGCTGTCGCTGATGCTGCTGTGACACTCATTCGGGCATTGCGTGAGGCACCCACCACACCGGTCAGTTGTGGCAAATGCGCCACGTCGCTTAGCCCTAGATTAGCTAGAGAGGCGGCAATAGATGCAGGTCCAGCGGCTGCTATTTCAGATAGATTGTTTGCAATCTGTAAAGACAGGTCCTTTTGTGCGAGTGATGATAGCGTTCCCGCCGTCATCATGTTTGCTGCTATGTCATTAGCAGACCATAACCGGCTAGTCGTACCCTCTTGTCCGCGAACTATAGTCATCGTGTCACCAGATCGTGCAGTAACATGAACAATCTCAGTCAGGGTCCCAGTGGCTGCATCAATCAAAGTAAGTTTGAAATAACTTGTTCCAGATACAGGCGATGGGAATGAACTTCCTGTCCCCGTATTTACAGCTAGCGTTGTTGCTGATGCGCTGATTCCAGCCGCCAGAACTGTTGAGGCATTGTTCGCAGCTAATATTGTCAAAGCCATTTGGCTCTCCTGATTTTTAGATAATAAAAAGCCCACCTGAGTGGGCTGCTCAGCGCAATGACGCGCCAGAAAGAAAAGTCCTACGTAAATTGGGCCATTTTTTAATACACATTCTTAATTTGTGTTGTTCCATCCGTAATACCGTTTTTGCTTAGAGTCCAGCAAGACATAGCAATGTCCCTGAACTGCCCTCTTACCTCAGGAGATAATCCTGGCGACTGATTCACGTCATGTTCAATTTGCATAAGAGAAATTCCCCCCCTTTGCCCGACGCCAGCGGCTTTGCATAAAGCTCTAATATTCAAATCAAATTCAGCTTGGTCATATTGGTTTCTTGCCATGACAAGATAATAAGTTCTATTTAAATCATTAATTCCTTGGTTTATTTCTCTATCCTTAACGCATGCTTTATCCCTACTGCAAACTTCATCTTTTTTAACGCTTAACTCATTGATATAAAAATCATAAGCACACTCATCATTTCCTGTGCTATAACATTTATTTATCAGTCGAGTTAGAAAATCGTTATTTTCACCATTATATCTTAACAATTCATTCCTAATTTGCGGGAAGTTCTGTTGCTGCCCATTATGAAATGGCATCCATTTAATAAGTACATCTCTTTTTTCTTGTAGCGTTGTGGCAGATGATTGATCTTTAGCTTTCTGATAGGAAACTGTCCCACACCCAGAAAGAAAAAACGATAAAGCTAATACGTATCCAACTATTTTCATCTTTATCCCTAAATATTCTATGAAAGATACGTAAATTGTACATTACCCGTTGGAAGCATCAACCAACAATAGTCACTGATACTGGCTGATAAAATGGCATATGTAAAAGCCCGCTATCAAAAGCCTGTTTAAACAATGATGCAAATTCATACTCGTTGCTTTTAATCAGAACGCTTGTGTTCTGGTTGAAAGACCGAGTATTGAACGGTGATGAGTTATAAAGACCTGAACTAGTTAATTTTCTATAACCTTTAACAATAGATATGCTAGCGCCAGATGAAGAGAATAGAACTGAAATACTCCACCTCTGATCATTGATAACATCAACACCGTCTATACCAGTAAGAAAGCGCATGATCCGTCTTTTTAGCCAAGGTATGGTAAAGTTAAACCCATCACCTTTATAGTAATTCCATGTCATAACTCGCTTAAATACATCATCTGAAGCGACAACCTGCTCTGATTCATTTTTAACCAGTCGACCATTGAAAGGTAATTGATTAAATAGCATTGTATTGTAAGGTCCAAAAAATCTCCTTTTGTCGCTTACCAATATAGGTGGTTTAACACCATAAATGCCAAGCGCGATCCATCTAAGTTGGTCACCAGAGTTATACCCCCCTATAAAAACAGGAAGATTAGCTTCCTTCATCCATGCATAAATATCTTTTGCCAAGGTGTTATATGCATCAACAAATGCCTGAAGATTTTCATCATCATTGTACTGCTGATATAGATATGAGCGAATAATATCATCAAGCATCTCATCCCCCCGTAATTGTTACACCATCATCTGAAATAAACCAGTAACTGTATCTGTCACCACTAATGATATTTGTATTCTCATCAACATCAGTGATTACACCATTTACTGTAACAACAACATTTAAGCTGCTTACCAAGCTCATGTTGAGAGTTTCATTTATGGACTGTAGGAAAACATCTTTAATGCTATTAATATTTAGTGGGTTACCTGCGTAAATCCCATTAACATATGAAATTGTCGGTGATGTAACCAGAGACGCAATTGTCGCATCAGTCAGATAATTTACATTTTCTGTCGCCCACTCAAAATTTACGGTCACACGTTGTTGTAATGGTTGAACGAACGGTATGACATAGCTATCAGGCCAGTCATTTATTGTTACCGTGTTGTTTCTCAGATTTGGTGTTACTTCACCCCCGCCAGTCCATGCTCCTGAGCTTGTTGTATTAATGCCAATGGAGAATGACTTTGGGGTTAGCACTGTAATGGTCAGCGATACTCCATTTATCCCCGACATTCCAGTAACACCATTAATCACTACAATTTGTCCGCTAGCGAATCCATGTGTGATATCAGTGCTAACAACGCCAGGGGAAGCATTCGTTATCCCTGTAACATTTATCGTGGTTCCCTTTAATCTGCTTATGTCACCTGCTGATTTATAAATGGCCCCTGCCATAGAGAAGACATCTCCCCCACTACACATAATTATCCAACCGTTATCATCAGCGACTACAGATACAAGCCGAGCCTGGACATTGTCAACATCAGTGAGTTTTTGTCTGATAAATCCAGGATAACCTTGAACAGTGCTCATTCCTGACTCCCAAACACGGCTACGGAATTCAGCTACTGTCTCAGCCTCGCCACCAGGCACGCCTGCTGTTGGATTTGTGCAGGTAATGACAATGTCTGATGGTAAACTTGTTGCAATATTATTCACGGTATTTTCTGGCACCGCCCAAGAACCTGTAATTGTAGCCGCACAGGTAGTTGGTGAAGTGGTACCAGATGAAGGGATGATTGTTGTGTCCAAAAGAGAATATTGGTAAGTGCCATCTGAAACAAGGAAACCTTGGGGGATGGCAAATCCGGTTGGGCCAGTAAACACAACCGGTACCGTTGTCAGCCCCTCTGTTTTTTGACTTGCTATCCCATACTGTTCAGCAAGTGTATTGAGCATAAAAACATTGGCGGTAAGAGGCCCGACTGAGTTAATTAAATCCACTCTAGCCTGGTCACAAACCAATAGCGCGCCAACGTTCGTGCTGACAATATCCTCTACTAACGAACCGGGTAAATCAGTTGTAATTCCAGGTGATTGCGCAGTAGCGAGGGAGACTATTTGATCTCTTAATTCATTTGCGGTTAGCGGGATGGGGCCTGATGCATTGTAACTAACTGGCAAATCACTCATACATTCACCTGTGCAATGATTTTTGAACCGGCGTTCGTTATAGCCGATATGTTATAAATTGGCGGGTCATCACTGACCATGGCAATCTGCAAAGAGGAGAAATACTGGCTAAATTGCTGCTGTATTCTATTGACGTAATAAGTCGGCAATATCTGCTGAATGACAGACCCATTAGCCGGGATGCCATTATTCGCGTAAAATGGTGATTCTTGCGGGGCCAGCTTCAGGTTTTGAATAAGCGTCGTCAGATAAACAGAATCATTAAAACCATTATCATCAGTCTCAACAAGCACCCATTGGCCCTCTGAATTTCTGCCGTAAGTTCTCATTCAGTAATATTCCCGTTAAATGTCGTTGTAGTTGGCCCGGTATTTGACCCACCATTACCGTTACTGTGAACATGGCTATTACACCATGCGACCAATCCAGCCCAGCCGGCATGCATAATCGCAGGACTTGTGCTTGCGGTAGAGTCCTCTAGCTTTCCTGTCTCGCCAGAGAGGCTCCACATGCCGTTTGTCAAAGTTAATACCGTACTGCCAACTGTGACTTTAAACTGTGTAGGCGTGGCAATAGTGATGCTTTCAGGCGTAAGTAAAAACGTTGTGTTGCTTCCAGCATCACGAATAGTCACACCTTCTGGCCCGTAAAGCGTCAGGACCTGTCCATCAACTGAATCCCACTCGGTATTACTGATGGGTAAAAAAACCAAAGCACTTAAGTTAGCGGGCGGCGTAAGGTCTGCCGTCCCTCCCCCTTGACCACTCACGCCACCAAGGTAGGTATCAGCAGGTATCACGATCCCCCTATCGCCTGGTTGCATTGGGTAGCGAATATATTGAGGTCCAAAAATAGGAATGGTGACTTGAGGTAGTGTGTACGGAATGTTGGTGAGATTGAATGAAACGGTTACCATTTTCCCTGACTGAGAGATAACAGTAACCGGCAACACCTTACCAGCCGACTCCATTGCTTCACTTATTTTGTTATCAACAAAGCTATTCATATTTCCATTGAAGCTTAACTTATTATTAACGGTCATTTTTTAGCTAGCTCCTTTGAAGGGTATGCGTCAATAATTGTTACCCAGCTACTGCCATCAGGCTGCCTACTATTACCGACCAAGCGAACGGATTGCACAATAAACTCACCAGTAAAAGCAGATTCATTTCTATAATTAGAATATGAAGATGCCTGTATCATTGGGCGTGAATTTTTTGGCATTAAGATGTGATCGCCAACTTGAATGTCTGCCCGCATCACACATGGCACAGAAACGGTACCAAACCTAATCCAGGTGGGCTGACCTATAAGATCAGTGAATTCTATTTGAGTTGGATGACCATTCCGGTATGTAGCGCTTTTTAATGATGTTTTATCTGAGTGATTATTATAATCATTATCCCAAACTCTAATCTCTTTTCCATTAACAATGGCAATTTCTACACCAGTGTAATCTGGATCCTTGATTATGGTTTTGGAGAATAGCTTAAGGTCTTTTGCTAATTGTTCAAGCGCACCGCAAAACATTGGCCTTGAAAATGGAAGTATTAATCTGCTACTGATATTTATGTTATGACTATATCCTCCTCCCAGCGTTTGAAAACACTGAGCAAGAGCAGTCGACATTTGTTGTCCAGTATTCCATGGAAAGGTTAAGTTAAGAGGAGCCATGGGTTTCATGTTAGTGCTTGATACTGGACCAGATACAACAATTAAATCAAGACGAAGTTCTGTTCCCTGCCAGTTCCCAAACGCCTGTAAAATTGAACCCTCAAGAACGAGACCTTTCTGAGATGGGTTTGATAGTGGCAATCCCTTTGACATTCCAGCAAACATTTTTATTGTCATACCAAACATGTTTTGCTGTGCCTGCTGCATTTCTTGAGGGCTAACTCCCCATATAGTAATGTGACTTTCACCCTTCGGGGTGGACTCCCCAAATCGCTGAATATCAAATTCAACCATATGTGCGCCGGGGTTGAAAACTCCATTTTTAAGGCTTGAATACTGACGAAATAAAGCCCCCTTCTGGTCATATATTTGAATATCGTAAAAGCGCATCAGCTCGTTACCTCAATTCGACCATTAGGCTGACGCCATATCATGGATGTTGAAGAAAAAACTCCCGATATAAGGTTAATCCCCATGCCCGTTGTTGATTCAACCATTGCGGTGGTAAGGATCTGATTACCTGAGTTATCCGTAATACTCAGATACCATCGCTGAGCCGATATGTTCCATTTTATTTGGCAGTTATAAATCACACCGTCTAGCAACGGAGTAAACGACTGGCTCTCGCGCTCATTGCCAGAAAAAACATAATATTCTGTACTCATAAGCCGAAAACTCCGCTTAATTTACCTACAAGCCCTGTTACCGCACTGGAAACGCCACTCCCCAGAGATGTATTACCAAGAGCGGCTGCAACACCGGTCCATGACGGATCAGTTACTTTTGTGCCGCCATCTATCTTGCTAAGGAAGCTATTAACCGCCTGCTCAGCTCCATTCTCAGTAACAAGCGGTTGCTCAAAGTCCCACACCCACGATTTCTGTGGGATGGGTTCGTTAAAGCTGGTAACGTCTTTCACTGTTTTCAGTATGCAACCGCTGTATATCAATGCAGGTGTTGCAACAATGAATGTGCCACCAAGGTTGGCATGAGCTTGCAGAACCGACTGAAGCGCGCTGAGGGTCACTAATTTTGTCATTGCGCCAGTGTTCTCATTAACCGGCGCATCCATCATTAACGAAACTCGTAGTGGCTTCGCTAATAATGCATTTGCAGCCACCGTCTGGTTTGCGAATGGGTATGTGGCAATATCGTAATCAACCATAGTTGCCCCCTGAATGGGCTTCCAATGGCAGAAATACTTATCTAAGTCTGTCAGATTTATAGCCCCGCCAAGCAGCCCGGTAACAAAACTTGCGCTTTGTGTAAGAGCTACTATCGGTAGCATCCCACCAGGAATACTTTGGGCTATACCACCATTGAGAATTACAGGGGATATTTCGAACCCAAGTTTGTAAAGCTCCCGCGTGAAAGCCATTAGCCATATCCTCCAAGCTGAGCGCTATTTACAATGGCATTGCCACCAGTATTGTTATAAATCTGGATGACTGCCCCCTCAGTAACCCGGCTGCCAGCCCCCTCTTTCGTTGCCATAGCTGAAATGAGTTTTGCCAGAACGGCTGGATCATTAAGGTTAAGTTTTTCGGTTTCACTGAACTTTGTCGATTTCACAACATGCCGAATATAGGCGTCTGTATCGTTTTCATTGGAGGGCGCCCACGTTTTTACGATATCTTTAACGTTGTTTATCCCTTTTGAGCCATATATCTGAAGCTGTTTCGTAGCTGCTAGAACGCCCTCATCAAGAGTTGGGAATACGGCAAACTTTCCACTTTTAGTGTTATGAGTCCCGTACCCTTCAGCCCAACGCAGGTTGCCTGGGTTGTTAAAGCGATCGGCTATTGTGCGGCCCTTGGCAGTGACATCGGCAGGGGCTGAATCCACTGGTTTAACATCACCAGTTGAAAAAAATCGCTTAACCCCTTTCAGCCAGCCCCATACATGCGGGTCATCTTCACCACCAGGGGTATAAGTCTGACCTGTTTGAGGATTAGTTACTGGCTTTGCATTCAAGATGCTGGAACTTGACGTTATCGAAGAGGTAATTCCTGCTGAGTCAGTTTTCCCCAAAATCCAATCAACAACGTTACCGATTAGCGTTCCCATTCGCTCAACTTTAGACATGAAATCATCTACGTCACTTTTGAATTGAGGGGATGCTAAGTAGTTGCCAAATTTTTGAATGCCCTGCGAAAGACCATCAATCCACTTACCTAATTCCGGTGATTGAAGGAACGTATCTATTGCGCCCGAAACTGCATCAGATAACTTACCAAGTGACGGTGCTAGCGGGGCCAGTCCGGTAACAAAAGCATTGCGAATACTGCGATTACTAAGGTCAAGCTGGACATTGAAGTCCTGCCATTGCTTTAACTGCTGGTCAGTTAGCTGAAGTCGAACAGCATCTTTCTGGGATTGCTTTTCCATCGAATCAATTTCTGCATCGCTCATATTTTTAAAGCGATTCAGATCATCGAGGGTGAAAAAGTTTGTCAGTCCGTGGGCCTCGGCCCCTTGAAGATTGCTGCCATTTTTAACAAAGATATCGCGAGCATTACGTATCATCTGCGGAAGCAGTTTTGCAGGGTCCTGATCTGGATTGTTAATCCCCATCGCCTGGAACTGCCACCGCTTACTCAGGTCAAGTTGCGAGTCACGAATAGCGCCAAGAGTGCCTGTTGGATTACTCAGTGCTCTCTGATAGTTAATAGCGCTAGAATCAAGTCCACCAGACGTGGTGCCCAACCCAAGGGTTGTAAATCTTTGTGATGCGGCACCAGAAGCCAGCCGGTTAACCCCGAATAACCCGCCAGCGCCTATCAGTCCAGAGAATAAGCCAAGGATACTCCCCCATGAAATTAAACTTGTGGTTGCATCCTTGATATGACCAGCCAGCGATTTCGCATCTTTCGTAGCACCACTCAGGAATTTCTTTGCAGCACCCGCATTTTTGTTAAATCCAGATTGGTTTTTATTGGCTTTATCAAGGCTATCGTTTAACCGGTCAAGTCCGCTATTTATCGACAGGATAGCAGCAGCGCCATCGGAGAATGATTTTGCTACACCCTCTAACTCTGAACGTACTTTTGCAGTTTCTTTCTCAGTATCACCAATGCCATGAGCGACACCTCTCCACGCTTCTGGGAGGTCACCAAGGGCAGCTTGATACTCGTTGAACTTCTCCATAAATGACTGGAACTTATCGTCATTTACATCAATATCAATGATTGACTTAGCTGCCATTGAAAAAGCCTCTTTCTTTGAGTGCCGCGATTAAGAAGCGCTGGCGATATTGAGCGGGACTGAAGAATTCTTCCCCAGTGATTTCCCGGATAACACGATAGAACCCCTCATTCGCAGCCCAATCTAAGAGGGTATAAATGAAGTTTCCTGCTCGGCACTCGGGGGTTGGGTATCTGTAGCCTGATTCGACGTCAGCAAGGAAGCGCGGAATTCCGTAGCGTTGGATGATGTTAGTTGCCCACCGTACATGCTGATCACCGCCCCCACTGTTGGGGCTATCAGTTCCTTCTTCTGAATAGCAGATGACACCATAAAAAAAACTATTTCACCTTCAGTGTCTCGATACTCATCAGCGGTGATAACACCATTCTTCATCGCGGCATCAAACGGTGATGACTTCCACTCGCCGTTGTCGTTATAAATGACAGTGGTTAAGCGCTGAATGTCATCAACAATCGTCGGCCCAGAAGCACCACTCAACTCTTGCTCCTGCTTGATTTTTGTCCGTAGCATCATTGCGGCAATGCGAGCGGACCCCAGCGCACCGACTTGAGCGATGAAGTTTGAGAACATATTCCCCAACAGCAAACAGTTCTCTTCAACAACCTCATAAGGGAATGGGGTAACATGAATATAAACAGGATTGCCACCATCTCGGCTGATGGTGCTAACCAGATTAAGATTTTTGTCAATTTTCACGAATTACACCCACATATTGTCGTTGGTGATGATGTAGCCAGAAATTGTAGCTACATAGCCAGGGTCCATACCATTCATGGTTATTTCGTTGAAGTTAACTAAATAACTGTTAAGAACGGTGTAATTCCCAAAAGTATTAGCGTCTGGGGTAACAACAATCTCCCCAAGTGACGTATCAGTCGCAAAGCGATTTTGATATGCAGCAGCAAGCGCCTGAGTTTTAAGTAAATGAACTGATAACGTAACCTGCTGGTATGGGGCTTGGCTGCCTACCGTGCCAGTCATCGTTGGCAAAATATCGGTTGCTGGCCCATCAGGGCGCAAACTAATACCTTCTTTGCCAAGAAATGACGCCGTAACATTCAGAGACGGATCACCAGTTACGGAAACTGCCCCACGAACGCGGTTAAGAAATCCCTGTGGTACTAACGGGTTTGCCATTTTTTATGCCCCTACAAAATTGGTTACGTTCAGGTTAAACGTGATTGATTCGAATCCACGACGAGGTGTCATAACAGCGCTTAGCCCGTTATATTTACCGTCCTGATAATCGGAAGGATTCAGGCTTGTGTAATTACTGAATGGCACGGCATTAATCACAGCATTCCCCGCATAGCTGCCTTTTTCATACTCAGCATTAAAATCAGTTTGAATAAGCTTGGTTCCAATGACTCGACCCAGGATTAACCCATAGCTGATGCCATTGCGTAGCGTTTTCAGTGCGCGATTTTGGAGGCGGTCAATGCCAACCTGCTCATAATAAAGAGGGTTAGTTGAGGTGTTTGAGCCGTTGATAACTTCGTTAGCCAGATCCAGTTCAAGGTTTATCGCCGTCCATGCAACTGAATACCAATAGTTGAATGGATTACTGTCCAGCATATGACCAGCAACCAGCATCTTATTGCTAAGCCCACCTTCTGCCGCAGTGCCGATGTAGTTGATACTGTTATCTTGAAGCGTCTTCAGCAGTGTGCCATTACCACTCACTGGATATTCTGTTACCCCATACATGAACCGATAAGCCATCGGCGGGACCATGTTTGATGAACCAGGGTCATTCGATAGTGAAGATTGGAATGGACCGGCCATAGAAAACTCCGTTGCCGGAATATTTGGGGCTTCAACACCTGCAAATACTGTCTTATTCTTCGTAGCAACCCACTCGGAATAAGTGCCAATAGTGGTAGTAACGAAGAAATAAACCAACGAACTTGGCGATGTATATTGCCCAGTTAGGGTTTTAAATGTTGTTTGCTCATCCCACTCGCGCGGCACCAGATAAGAGAAGAATTTCTGGTATGTATTCCCCAGTGAAATATCTTCATCAATGAAGGTGGAAAGTGCCGCAACACCGGTCTCCATTGATACATCACCAAGTTCCAGCACAAATACTGCTCGGTTAGTTCCCTGCGCCCAATATGAAGTATTCATCTGGGTAATTTCATTCGCTACTACAGTTTTCACCGATCCCATAACCGTGGATACGCCAGGGCTAACAGATAATGGATAGGTGAACGCAGTTGATGTAGTTACCGTGGCAGTAAATGCACCGTTATATCCAGTAGGGGTAACGCCTGAAACTAATACAGGAACCTGATCGCCAATTGTCCATCCATGAGCGGCTGAAAGCGTTACTGTCACTACGTTTGTAGCCCATTCAATGGTAGCAATCTCTTTTGCTGGTTTTAGGATGGTTGTCAAATCTGACTTAGATGTCAGTAACTGGTACTCGCCTGGATTCAGCGTGGTCCCGCCCATGGAAATCATCGCCCCGGACTTAAGCAGTTGCGACGGCTTCGGTGGATTGGTCACCGATACGTTAATATTAACAATTGCCATTTAATTATTTCTCCGGATAAATGGACGGGATTACAGAAATAACCAGTTTCCGGGCGATATTCCTCATCCGTTGCTGGTAATAGCTGATCTTGAATTTGATGGTTTTACGCATGGCAATAACGTTAAGTTCGTTTTGCGTCACGCGCTCATCTTGAACGACAGGAATATTCATAATTCCCATTTCAGCGTCATCGCTTATCGTGTATTGCTGCGTGTATCGAAGAAAATCCTCTATTGCGGCATTGCGCAATCCGGTCACTGAAATGGTCACATCTTCCGAAACAAGCTGGTATTGGTTGTTCTTTTCATCCAGATAGAATGCCCCGGCAATAGGGGCGGCGTTACTACACCGGACAGTTGCAAATGGTGGTGAAAGGTTCTGGATTGATAGCATCGCTGGATACATTGGCATGTACTGATTTAGCCCCAACCAGATCGGCAGAGAGCTAGAAACAACCACATCGGTTAAATCTATATCCTCAGCAGAGTTGATAATCTGCGATCGCATATGCGGATATACAGCTTCGCCAGTGTAGTGATACAGATTGGCTGGTTCGTTAAGTCCGGTTCTCCGAGAGAAAGAGAACTGTATTCCGTAAAACTCACCGATGTAGAGCACATCAGAACCAATGTCATTAAATGGGTCAATATCCGACTGAGCGGTGAATGTCACTACGTTTCGGTCGTAAAGTTGCTCATCATCCTGGATGGTTTCTGTTGTTAAGTGCAGATAACCTTTCACATCTACCGTGTCCGGTTCAGGGTCTGGTTCGTCAGTGAGAATTGACGCTTTCACCCAGAACACGAACCCATCCAGCGGGAGGACCTTTCTGATATATTTTGTAAATGTGACGACTTCTGATCGACTGATGTCATCAAGGCCTTGAGTCAGGGCCGCATTAAGTTCTGTCTGTGCAGTTTTCTGTAGCTCAGTTAGGGAAGGCATTCAGCACCCCGCTTACCCAGGCACGCATTGAAGCCTGATATGTTCCGGTATCAACGAAAGATGCTCTCGGATCACCTTTTTTGTTTTTTAATCGCTTACTAATTCCCTCCATCGCCCGATGAGTTGGAATTCCCGCTAACCCATTCATCTCTTCATTGTCCAGAAACGCGACAAACAGGTTATGCGTTCTTGACATTGATTCAGCTAACGGAGCTCTTGTTGGAGGCGCTCCTGCAATCATATTCTCAAGACTGGCAGCGATATCATTAGCCATCATGTCAGCGATATCTTGACCGTACCGATCAAAAAACGTCTGCATGATTTTGTATTTACCCTCTAGTAACTCAGCTACGTCGCCAGTAGTTGTGCTCTCATCATCATAAGGAATGTCCATAACACCTAAATGAAGAGTTATCATGACAACCCCCACAGGCTTCCGAATTGTTGAGCAATCATCAGGTATCTACGGCCCCAGGGGTCAAGAAGCATCTGAAGGTCAGCTAATGACAAGTCCTTGAAGAAATCAGGCACCAGGCGCTGAGAGCTTGTTGAGTTATCACTGGCCCCGGTAATCACCCCAGCCTTGAAGTTATTCAGCCCAAGCGTTTTACGGAGTTCTGCAAATACTGATTCCGTTCCGTAGTTAACCAAGAATGAAGCTGCAAGGTTATATACCGCAACCGTATAGAGATTTGGCATCACTGAAGCAATATCCTGATTAACCCACTCAAGAGCACCACCGTAAGCAAGAGCAATTGAGGGCGAGTCGTCGGGAACCTGAACTTCGGTAATACCCATGTCAGTGCGAACGAATTCGATAAACCCCGACAGACTGGTAGTCATTTACTTTTTACTCCCGCGTTTCTGGGTGACAATTGTTTCATTCACGCTAGGCGTGTCGTTATTGTCATCACGTCCCTTCGTCTGCTCGACAGTAAACTCCATGTCACCGGCATAACCAGTACCGCTATTCAACAATGCATCGTCTTGAGCTGCGACTGATGCTTGACGGCGGTTATGAGAGGTTTCGGTTAACTTGTGGTCATTGTCTCTCATTGCTTTTTCGATGATTTTTTCTTGCACTGGCTTATCAATGCTGTAGCAAAGGCCAACAAAGTTTTTACTTTGGTCGATGGTTGATGCATCTATCAGACCGTAAACTTGGTGATGCTGGATAACGGCGTTTATTTCTTCCGTATTACCATCAAGAACAATTGCTTGAGAGCCATAACCAATAGGAATGTTGCGCAGGCGGCCCGTTTCTAAAGTACGGAAAGAGAACATGTGGCGCTGCTTAGTAGTGTTTGCGATATAAAGCTTCATCGTTTCCCCCAAAATAAAAAACCCCTGAAGGATTTAACCAGCAGGGGTTTTTATGACAACGCGCAGAATTAAGCGCTGTAGGCCATAGATAAGATAGTGATAGCTTCCGGGCGAACAGCCCAGCCTGATGTTGAACGCATTTCTGCTAACACGTCTACTGCACCACCGGCGATAGGTGTAGGGATTTCGCGAGGTGCAGCCATGTCACAGAACATCAGGGCATTAGCAGCCAGAGATGGTGAGAGCTTGGCAAATTCGTTGGTATTAACGGTTGAGTTAACCATCGGAACTTCAACTTCCGGGATGGTAATTAACACAACGTCTGTACCGCCAGCACCAGCGCCGATCAGGGTGTCATCGTAAACCCAATCAACCTGAACCCCTGCACCTCTCAGAACTTCCTTCACCATACCGCCAACTGCATCGGTACCACCACCAGGGCGCTGATATGATGTCAATTGAACGATCTGTTGAATTTCCATGGCGCCCAAAACACGCTGAGGCCCAAGAATAACAACACGCTGCTGCCGACCTAATTGCATGGTTCGGGTTAGTGCAGCCTGAACTTGACCCAGAAGATAAACCGCCATTTCCCCATGATCGTAAGTCAGAACCGTGGTGTTGCCGCCTGTGTCAGCGGGAAGGGTATCAGTGGTAGCTCCTGCGGTATTCAGCAATCCTTCGCCGCCAGCTGGGTTCATACCAAACAATAAACTGGTACGAAGTTGCTGGAAGATACCCTGTCGCATGCCAAGACGCTGCGCTTCAGGCAGTGCCACATTCCAATTTCCTGCCGCTGCCATGTCATGGTGGTCATAGATACCACGGCAACGGAAAAGATATGTTGGAGTGGAAATCATACGGGCTTCCATCGCAACACTAGGCAACTGGTTAGCATTACCTGATTGGCTGGAGGTAACCTGGGTACGAATATCAAGACGACGCATGTAAACATACTGGTCGCCAACACCCAGGCGAACTTGTGGGTTACCACTGGCGATGGTTTCAAATGCACCTGACGCCTGCTGGTAGCCAATGATCATTTCCGGCGCGATGTACGACGGATTGACGATCGTGTAACTCGGAGTAATTGCAGCCATTTAATTCAACTCCCGATTAAATTAGGACCAGCGCGCAGCTGTCGTGATCATTCCATGTCAGGAAACCTGTAACGCTGTCATAAGAGACGGTTTTTGAGTTGCCAGACTGTATTGAGATAACTTTGGCCGGTAGCGTAATATTCGCCAGAGTTACCGCGCCAATAGTTCCCTGTGTAGTTGCTGCGCCACCAGGTGTTGACGCTGGCACATAGGTGAACGTGGTAGCTGTCGGTACCGAAGTAACAACTACAGTTCCGTTATAAGCCGCAGGAACGGCCCCGCTAATGGTGATGTATTTACCGGCTGTTAATCCATGCGCTGCACCAGTCGTAGCCGTAGCCACACCATTAGTGAATGAAATGGCGGTGGTGGCAATGTCAGCACCTGCATAACCCGCATCAGCAGCAGTAGTGATTTGGTTGTTAACAAAATCCCACGCCAATGCTGTTTTTACAGATGCATTGTTGGTGCCTAGCGCGATCACCGCAGGAGACGCTTTCAGCGGGATACGCATATTTGCGCCAAATCGATAGAAGGAAACACTCATACCTGACGCAAATAGCGGAACAGGTGATTGAGGCGTAGTCAGGCCGTTGTGCGCCTGATTAAAAACTGTAAACCCCTCGATATCAGCTACGCCTAGCGCGCGACGAATGGTCGAACCGCGAGGGCTTGATGCTATGCCTGGGATAAGTTCAGAAACTGGCACGCCACCCCACAAAGGTTTAGTCTCAGTCGCAGAAACGGTACCGGAAGCAAGGTTGAAACGATTAGCCGGGTCATCCAAAGCAACGCCCTGAATGAAACCGTCAGACTGAACACCAAAAGAACCCAATGCGTTAGTCGTTGCCATTGGGTTTATAGATAAATTAGCCATGCTTTAATGCTCCCGTTAAGCCTGGTTGTTGAACATGGTGACCTGACGCTTACCAGATTGGAATGGTCCCCAAGTAGCAGCCGGATCGCCTTCGAAGGTACTAATCTGACGACCAGTAACATCGGAGCGTTTAATTTCACGCAACATGCCAGCCCCAACAATCAAACTGGCTGAGGATTGTGCATCGGCGTAAATTTGTTTTTCTGCGATATTCAACAATGCAGAGTCAGCGATTGAAGATAGATCAACCGTTTTATAATCACTTGAATGTTCCTGTAACTGGATCATCAGGCGACGACGATATGACAGTGGTTTCTCGCCAGATAGCGGCATGGGCGCGCGCTTACCTAACACAGAGAACACGCTGTCAGCCTTAACTTGCGCATCAGCCAATTCATTTCGTTCGGAATCAGATAATTCAGTAGGGATGCGTGATTTAAGCTCAGCTACTTCACGCCGCAATTCTGAATCAGCCTTTTCTTTTCCTTCTGCATCAGCATCAGATTTGGCTTTTGCTTCTGCGTCAGATTTTTCTTTCTCATCCTTTTCCTCAGCATCTGCTTTGGCCTTGGCCTCTTCAGCTTCTTTTGCTTCAGAATCGGCCTTTTCTTTCTTTGCATTCTCTTCAGCATCGGCTTTTTCTTTAGCCTCTGAGTCGGCTTTAGCCATGCGAGAATCCATACACTTGTTGAATAGCTCTACGAATTTTTCTTCGTCCATTATTTCAGCCTCGTTTGGAATGGAATCAGATTTAACACCAGTAGGGTCAAGGAGCTTGTCCCATACGCCCTGTTCACAAATTGCAACATGGTCGAGCAATACCGGGGAGTCTTCCACCAATAGAGACTGACCGTCGACTTTGATAACTGAGCTCTGCGATTCACTAAATGTGACGGTTGGTGACGTGCTTAATTGCTTTGTCGCCATAATTCCGGCGGCCTCAGCGTCATAAACTCGGGCGATAGCCCACACCTCGCCATTATTTGCAATCCAACCATTGGTCAGGGTGCCTATAACGCGCTTTGCAAATTCATCACTGTCGAGCTTGTTTTTCTCCGGGTGTAGCCAGATAAGTGGCACTCCGGCAATACGTTGGAGAAATTCTGGGGTGAGATAGTCATCCGGATTGCGGAAAGTCATCTGTTGATCTGCGGACCGCCATGTAACCCCTGTTCCGGTCACTCGGATAGCGAACATCCACATGTTTATGAAGTACTGCGGACTACTTAGCGTTCCGTCAGCAATGAGTGCTGCTACCTCGGTTTCATTTAGTGCCTGCTGCACCATTACTTCAGCAAAAGGCTGATGCAACGGTTTTGGCAGATCGTCAACGTGAAACCATCCAGCAGCCAGTGACTCATCGTTAAGTTTCGCTTCAAACTGATCCGTTACCTCTGCACGAAGCGTCAGATAATCGCCGTTAACGCTATGCGGGGTTAGCGGTCCATCATATTGATAGCCAACTTCCTCAAACACTTCGCGCCGCGCGGCATCCACGGCAAGTTCACCCGGCTCTACCTTACCGCCAGGCTGGCACCATGTGCCGTCATCAGAACGCTGGATCAGGAAAACGAACTTACCCTGACGAAACATTATCCCGCTGCCGAAAATAGCCACGTTTTAATGCTCCTATGCTGCTTTCATTGACTCCATGAACTTGCGCCCCTTCTGGGTAAGCATGTCCTCTGGAATACTGTGGAGGTTGTAGATGTACTCGCCATAACATGAGCAGAAAGGCTTTTCTCCGAACTGGTCAACCTCATCCAGGTATCCCACTTTACTGGGTTTTACATAGCCATTCTTTTGCGCCCAATTACCACGAATAAGATAAAACTGCTTATCACGCTCTTTGTGATCTACACGATAGTTGTATCCTGGCCTGCGCCAGTGGCTATGCCACTCAACAGCGATGGCGTTGTTATTAGTTGCAATAACATTGTCTATATTGGCAATCAGCTTGTGATTCTGATCAATCATCACACGCCGTGCTTCGTAGTCCATTTGCTCGGCTGTCTTTTGGATGTGCTGTGCGGTTTTCAGCATGCCACCCTGATTACCGACCAGGGCAATGCTTGCTGATGGAGGAATACTGCTGGCCCATCCGCTAAACCGAGATAGCGTAGTATCAATAGCTTTGCTTCTGTTCAGTTTGATTAGGTCAACGCTGGCGAGAATACGGCGATCTAACTGCGCTCTTAGCTGTGGTTCAAGATGGTGAATGGTAAAGCGCGCGATTCCTGGGTGACGATTAAGAACACTGCCGTTGGTTACTTGCCGTTCGTATGAATGCCTTAATCTTTCGGCTACCATTCCGGCATAATCGTCAGCAGTAGCCCCCTCAGCGGCCCCTCTAATAAGAGACTGCCATCGTTCCAACTCACTGCTTGATGAGTAGCCATTCTTCAGGAAATACTTAACCGCCTCTCTCACAATTCGCGTGAACTGGTTCATGTCGGCATCCCGTCAACTGGCTCCTGCGGGCTTGGTGTCTGCTCAGGAGGGTTGTTTAACAAAGAGTCGAAATCAAGATTCAAGCGCTGCGGGAACAAATGCTCGTTCGCATTGGCGTTCTCACAGGCCCACTCAATCAACGTGGCTCTGTTATCTGGATCTGAGGTTAGTTGTGGTAGCAGTATTTCCAGCGTGCTGACAATGGCCTTGAATCGCGTCTCATCAACCTTAACCTTCTCGCTTTCTGGCTCCTTTAGGGAGGAGGGCCATGCGTACTCAAAGTTATTAATCCATTTAGAAAAATAGATACTGTAGGTGTCTTTAATTTCTGGCATCTCCGCACGCAGAGATTGGAAGAATTCGATACTCCAAGCTCGATACTGACAGATGCGGATGAAATAGTTGTAAAGCTCATCAAGCCACTCACGTTGCCCGTCAATGTAAACAGCCACTGCCTTTGCGTCCTCGGTACCCTCGCCAAACCCCTTAGCGAATGTTTCACTGTTCAGGATAATGGCTGGCATGTCGGCGGCGGCGGCGATGTTGGCCAGAATATGGTTGCGAGCAGAGTCCAGCGGCTTTTCGAGATTACTCAAATCGATTGACTCAATGCTGTCCTTGTCACCAATCTGAAGAACCTCACCAGTTTTACCGCGCTTTAGCATCATCCGCTTAATGCCGCTAAGCTTTTGCATCATGTTGTTTACGACTGAGCTTGGCCCCTGAATCTTCGTAACCAGCAACCCACCTTTCACCGCAACCATATCGTCTGTTCGCATGGTTTGAATGAATGATTTCAATGGGAACAGGGCGCGCTGGTAAACGCTACGGCCCGTAAAGCCAAAGGCTGCCGGGTTATACGCAAGGTATATAGGGTCTTCATGCTGTATCACCGTACAACGTGATTTGTGATATGCCTTTCCTGCAACGCGAATGCCTTCAACTTTCTGAAAGTCTTGAGCGTTCGGGTCCTGGTTGAGAACAATGCTGCCAGCTGTGTTTAGCGGATCAAGAATATTAAAACTGATGTTGTGCTTGTACAAAGTGCGGAAATCAAGCGCAGAAGCTGGCTCTTGATTATCTACCAGCATTGCTATCGCAGATGTGCCGTAAATCTTGGCAATCCGAGCCGCATTTGCAATATGCCTATCTGCACCAAGCGACCGCCACTCACGCTCGAATGAATCCGCCAGGCGCTGCTCAAGTGCAAATGCTTGTGAGACATGTACCTTTCTTGGTTCGTTCATCGCCATTTTAATTGGGCGATCTACCATTTTCCCGCCTAATGGGTGGTAGAGGTAAATAGTCTTACATATCTGGTATCCAACACTGCTTCCAGGCTGGATATCATCACCATCCAGAAGTAGTGACAATTCTGGTGAGCTGCTGCCGATTTCAATTTCGTCGTCAATCATTTTATTGTCTCATCAGAATCCATCGCCATTACCAAGTCCGAGGGCGACGCCATAGTTGAAGCAATCGAATAGATCATCATCCTGGTTCTCTTCACCAATAATGAATTTAAGGACCTGGAATAACAGATGGTTTTTTTTCGATTGTTTGTATTCGGTTATTTTTTCAAATGCGTATTTTGAAATGCGCACTTTTCCTGATGCCACGTAGCCAGAAATGTTGATAGCGCGAGACTCTTTAGGTAGGGATGTTAAGTCACCATCAATTGGATGAACGTTCCACCCCTCATTAGCACCTTGCTGGAGTAGCGTAATGCCGGTGGCCTTATCCTCAATGAAGAGGCCTGTAGTTCCCATTCTCGCAAGACAAATTTCGCTTAGGTGCCTAGCTTTATTTATCCATTGAGGAACTACATCTTTCAGGAAATATCCATCAATCTGGATAATATCCCAGTCAAGTATGATGAGGTGCGGTGTTGGAATATTGACAAGAGCGAACCAAACACAGGCAGACCCGTCATTTTGAAGCTTCCCTTTTTGAGCACAATCAACAATTCCATAAACGGTATCGCATGTTAATGGGTAATCAACCGGCCCACCGTTTTCTAGTAGCCATTCAAGCTTGAAGAAGTTTTGCCCGCGCCAGTCTACAAACTCGGCGTTATATTCCTGCTGCACTACCATTGGCGGGCGACCATCTATAATCCTTGCTAGTGCAGCAGGGTTGATGGTCGGATTAGCTGCTGTTGGGGCGTGGTGCTCTTCCCAACCCATATCCTTATCGTGACATGCTTGATAAAAAAAATTCTCGTCATCGACCCCTTTAGGAGTGCCAGCCATTACTGCATCACCGTCATAGTCAAGAAGCGTAGGCTCTATCGCCTGCTCCCATATATCACGCATGCCTTTCTTAACAAGGCTTCCCTCATCAATAATAACCTTGTGATACTTTCGAGATCGACCTGCGTCAGGGTTATCCAGAGTCCAGAATTCAACCTGCCCACCACCTATTGTTTCAATGATTGAATCTGTCTTGCTTGAACTTATAGTTATCGGCTTTAGTAAGTCACGAATAGCCTTAAAAGAAGGCAGGAGGATTTTATAAGATGGGGCAAACCAGCCGACACGCATCTGTTTCGCAGCCCAATTACCTCCGGCCTGCTCCAACATCGTTGTTTTTCCGAATCGACGTCCAGCCCGTATTACCTTTCTCTTTGCCTGAGATCGGTAAATTTTCTTCTGCCCATCATGGAACGGAAGAAACTCAATGGTGTAGTTATTCGGCATCAGGTGAATTCACAAGGTTAATAACAATCGTGGGTTTTTCGCCTGGGTTACCAGGTGACTTAATCGCAGCGGCCTCTTTCTCTGCTCGCTCAGCGTCTGCTGTAAGCCTTCGTAACTCAGCACCCTGAAGAGACTCACCCCTTAATGTCTCAAAGCGGAGCTTTTCATCCTGAGAGATAGATTTGCTTATCGTTGCCTTTGTGTACTCCAGCGACTCAATTCTTGCTGCGTTGCGGTGCATGGCCTTCTCAGCCGCGCTAATGTTGTCCTGTAAAGCCTTCTTGGCATCATCCCCAACAGCATCATCTAGCCCCGCTCTCCAGCGCCCAATATTGTCTGCAGCGGTTAGGCTAGATGCTCGCAGCCAAAACAATTCATCATCCAACGTGAGGCAACTGGCATCTTCGCTAATGGCATCAGTAAGTAATAAGCGACGACCGTACCCACCATGCTTTAGTGCATGCTGATTTCCCGGTGTAAACGGGTTGGTTGGCGGGGAGTGACGAGCGCCACGTATCGGTTTCGCGTCTGGAGAATTCGTGGCTTTTCCTGATTTGCTGTTTCTAACAGATTCCTTTGACTGCCTACTTTTGGTGTCTTTTCCTTTCTGCGAATTCGCACTTCTATTCGCACTTTTACTATTCGCATTCGCAATTTTGATGTAGCGCTTCGCAGTAGAGTAATTAATCCCTTGCGCCTCGCACCAATCTTTAGGGGAGATGTTTGATTTGGCATGGTCGGCGAGGAACTTTTCTTGAATGGCTCCCCAATCCGGTCTTGCCATGGTTGCTCCAATAAAACCGCACATGGGCGGATGGTTTTTCTGGTTCGCAGTCTTCGCTATGTATCTCTACGTTGCTGGACCGCTTCCGTCTTTCCGGCTTGTCAAGATAGGCCCTGTGGAACAGGCGATCACCTCCATCGAGAGAATCTATCTATTCCTTGTCGGGGGAATTAGTCTTGCTCGGAAAGGCGCTCTCTCAGGAGATAACCCTCAAGCAACCAAATCTTATTGGCTGCATTCTGGCGAGCAATCTTTCGGCCAATTTCAGCATCAAAGTTCTCAGGACTGGCGCATGCCGACTCGCCGGTAACAGTGAAGCCATTGGCTAGCACCAGAACGCAGAAAGTAAGAAGCTTTAGCTGATTAAGGTTGTCAAGCTCTATCGCCTCGCCAGTATTTCTGTGGATATTGGCCCCCATCCATCCATCATAAGCGGTGAAATAACTCTCGCTCATGATGGTGCTTTCAATGTGTTTTTGGGTAACACGCGGAGCGGTTTTACCTTTTGCTACGATTTCATTTTCAATTTGCTGGTCGTTCATAATTTTGACCTCTGGTTGATTATTTCAGGCAAACGTTAGTGACGTAGTCCTGCAAGCCATTCACTTGACTAGTGAGGGTTGCGATACCGTCTCTGAGACGCCAATAATTGAGTTCAGCATCTGCTGTAAGTCGGGGGCTTTCTGCATCAGGGCTGCCGGAGGTGGTGGAGGCATTACCCTTTCCACACGTTGCGTTGAGCTGCAACCGCTTATTGCCAGCAGCGACAGCGGCACGAAGACGCTCATTTTCAGATTTGGCATCTGCCAACTCCTTTGCTTGCTTGATGTCGATAGCCGCTACAGTCTGGCGTTGAGTTTCCATCACCCTGATATCAGCGAGAGCATTATCACGTTCACCGGTTACCGTGGTGATAACAGCGTCCTTCTCTACTGATTGAGAGTGGTAGTGAAAGGCTAACCAGGCTAATCCAGCAAAGATGGCTATCAGTGCAGCTATGAGAGCAGCGGTTAATTTGCCAGGCATAGCGCCTTCTCCTTCTCACGGCGAGTAACCAGTCCAGGGAGCTGTTTGCCGCCACCATAAGTCCAGCGAGGGAATTGATAACAGGCTTCTGTGAATCTCCCTTCTCGCAGCATCCGAAACATCGTTGATTTCTGCATCTGGGCGCAACCGGCATTGAAGGTGATCGACGTAACAGCATCAAACTGGCCTTGGTTTAGCTTTTTGCCATTGCCGTATTTGTTTACGCAGGACTCTGCTTCAAGAATGTTCTTTTCCCAATCTGCGGCTATCTGAGCATCAGTCTTAATGACCCCAGCTTTAACGCCGTGAGTATTACCAATACCATCAGTAAGAACACCTGCAGGGCAGACATAAGGATCACGACGACATGATTCGGCATTACCAATAAGCTCTAAACCTTTCTCGCTGGTTCTAACCGTTCCGTTAGATACGACGATTGCAATAATTGCTGATACAGCGCATGCGGTACCGGTGGCAACACGCTTTAATGTCGCCATTATTCGGACTCCATCTGCTGTAAAGCTTCATTGACTACCTGAATAGCTTCTGGGTGACTGCCAATAGGCTTTCCCTGCAAGTAGTCTTTTAATATCTGCGTCCGGTCCTGCTGCTCTTTAATCTGTGCAGCTTTCTCTCTTCGATTCGCGTAATACGTCTTTATGGTGAACCAAGCGCTTATTAGAGCGCCGATGATAAAGATATATTCCTGCAAGCTAAGAGCGGAGAACAAAGCAAGTGATGCTGTCCACCAGTAGGGTAATTGCCCGGTATCGTTCATTTTCATGACCCACCCCCCAGTTGGGGATATATCCCCGGCTATTGGTCGGGTGCTGTTGTGTAGGGAGTAGCTCCCGTCGTAGTCATTCGAAAGTGTGAGGGTGTTTTCAGTGATTGACTGTTTTGACGGGAGCTAAATAAAAAGGCCCACCGAAGTGAGCCTTAAAAAATTGGTCGAGCCATTAATCAAGTCGGCTATCAGTGAAGCCAATCATTATCAGTTGCTTAATTGCCGCGCAAACCTCATGAAAGGCAGATGTCTGATCTGGACTTGAAACAATAATTACCGTTTCACCCTTTCCTACAGCAACGTACAGCCGTCCATCATTATATTGCATGGATACCGATACCAAGTATTGAGATCCTCCCTTAAGCCTGGAGTCATCAACGATTGTTGCGACCTTGAAATTAAGCGCGTAATTCTCATCAAGCCTGATAGATGATAAAGATCCTCTCTGGAACACTCCTTTATCATTTATCGTACCCAGCATCACATATGGTCTATCTGTACCGCTTGAATCAACCCACATTTCTTTAGGCAAGGAAAGTGATTCTTTATATTCCTCTGCTAACTTATAGGCGTTTTTCTGGAGCTTGGCTCTACGGTCTTCATACTGCTGATCTAACTTTGCTCTCTGGCGCTGTATATCTTCATAGGTGATCTGCATTCCACTCTCCAAGTAGGAACGATTAGGAATATACATGCTTATCACCTCTAAAATTGAATTTCCGTGATGTTAAATGCAAAAAGGCCACCAAATTGGCAGCCTTAAAATTGGTATGTGGTGCCCGCCTTGGCGGGTGTTGGATTTAACCGCTTCACCACATTCGTACGTTAATGTTTTCATGCAGTTAATGAATGCTACCCTCACCAATGAGGGCACCAATCCGAGGACTTGCTCGATATGGTTATGCGTGGAGTTACTTAACGCATTCGGCTGGATACTGTTTCACAACGATTGGATTAACCAATCCAGTACCCATGCGAATGCAGAAAAGCAAAAAGGCCCAGCGATTAACTGAGCCTTCTTTGATTGCAAACCTCTCAGCTTGCTTAGTTGGAGTTCCAGACCTAAGTCGAAGTGACCAACTCGGCGGTATCTATGGTTAACAAGTGCCGCCGCAAAATCTTGCTTACCAACTCAACGGATGCAATTACCACCGTTAGAGATGAATCTAGTCCATTTTTCCGGTAAATGCAAGACTTTGTTTTTATAATGTCGCCATCCGTGGCAATCGTGCTCTTATCGTGTTCTATCGTGTTACTTTTGCAAGCATTGAATCAGCCACACCCTCTTCCATTAAGCATTTCGTTACCAGCAGCTCATAGAGCGGCTTAAAACTCTCGTAGCATGTGCTGGATGCCAGTTCAGGAAGGTGCTCTCTAATAGCCTCGTAGACGTCAGAAAACTTAAGCCGCGAATATCCACGACCTGAACATTTCCCACAGGTTTTATAAACCGGAATCCCCTGTTGTTCTGATTTCTCTTTGTCTACCACAGTGCCTTTCCCATTACAGCGGCATGAGTTTGAAACCACACCTTTCCCGCCGCACGGCTTACATAGCAATTTTACTTTTTCACGCAGATCCCTATGGACTTCATACTCGGAAGGCCGGAATCCCTCAATTCCAAAACTAATGGAACCTTTAACGATCTCCCTGTTGAATAGTGGCATTGAAGTTTTAGTCGTGAATACCTCTGACTCAGTGAACCCTTCCCCTTTGCAACATTCACATTCACGAACGCTGGCAGCACTACGCGCATAATCAGCAAACGCATATCTTGCGAGTGTTTGCACGACGCTTTGTTTAATATCCTCATCGAGCTTTGAGATTGCCTTGTACTTAACGGATTCTTTCAGCGCATATTGAGTAAGACTTTCCACGGCGCGATGCGGATTACTGATCCCCTGCTTTGCTAAGAACAATTCCAGCCCGAAGCCGCTTTTAAGGTCTGCCAACCCTAAAGCTGCCATTATGTCGGTGCCGGTAAGTGAATCAGAAGCCGTTGCCCGTGGAGAGTCGCTAATCATTGTGGATTTAGCGAAGAAGTGTTTCGTTATTGATTCCAGTCTCATGCTGCCCTCTGCTCGTCAGTGTTAACCGTGCCGCGCCCGTCGTTCTGGGTTGTGAACATAGGCATTACTCCTCGAAATATCGGCATCACCATCACCGAGTCAGTAGATTGAAATACGCCATAATCACGGTGGCACCTCTTTCGCAGAGCTCGGGCCTCGGCTATTGCCGCGTTGATGTCAGTAAACATTTAGGCTGCCTCCTGAAGTTTTTTAAGCGCTCTGGTTTTTGCCCGGTATTCGTCGCGAATGCGGATATAGTCATCTCGCCGTTCTTGAACTTGGTTAACCTGGGTAAGTCATGATCGAACGCTGGAACAAAAACGCCACCGGCATTCTTGACCATATCGATTTGCATTGGTCACTTCCGAAACATCATGATGGTTAAGCCGTTTTTGGTTACTGCTTTCAGCGTGTCTTTCTCAGTTAACTCACCAAGATTGAAGGCGTCGTACAGCTCGTTAATGGCCTTCTGCTTACGCTCTTCTTTCCTTCGTGCGCTCCACTTTTTTAAGGCAACACTCACTATCCATTCGCCAGTTTTCGCCATAATAAACATGTAACACAATAGGCTGAGTCCAATATTTAACCAAGCTACTATGGACATATCACTCTCCCTCTAGAAGTGAGGTGGGTGCGGCGGCTAGCATGGCTTGATATATGCGCATGAACTTTCCTCTATCAGTGCCTCCCATAGCGAAGTGACCTTGAGCCATCATTTGGCGGGAGGGTATTACTGGAACAAGCTTCCACCCTTCAGGCACTACCAGAGAGTTAGCTGGAGGGGTGGCGTAGAGTTCTTTAATCCAGTAATCCTTGTGCCACGGCTTAATATGGTTCTCTGCCTCTTTGCGGGTTTTATAGCGCGACTGCCAAACACCCATACTTGTAATCACAACGTACCATTCCGGCTCGGCCTGCTTTGCTGATAGCGCTATTCGGGCCAATGCCCTGATCTCTGAAATATCCCCACCATAGATAATTTTTGTCTTAGATAATTGAGTCAACCGCTCTACTGTAAATTGGTCTAGTTCTTTCATGGCTTAACCTCACTCAAGTCCTGTGATTTTTTGGCAAAGAAGGCCTAATTTTGATGTTGTTTCAAAACCGACTCTCCCCCTAACTAGCCACTGAAGCGGTATTGTCAAAACCCAGAGTGGTACAAACCATAGTCGATTCAGGCGTTGCCACCATTTAGCGTCTCGCCTTGTCATCCACTCTGTGTGATCGACTACCTGATATGCATAATGATTAGGCTGATTTTCATGGTCTGCATAAGCATTAGCATCACCATCGCATAGGAATCTCGATATTTTTTGCCAGTTCTCGAATCCTTGATTTTTAAGTCTCTTCTCAAGTTCGAAGCGGTATAAAACGGGAACCCATCCACGTCGATAAATCATCTCAATCCCCTTTTACCGTTAGACCAGCAGAGCGGAGGGTGGCCTTAACTTCTTCGGGGTAATTCCATGGAAGATGATGGTTACCTGTCCAGTCTTTTTCTCCGATTACTTTAGGAAGTTCCACCACAATGCTTGCTCTGGATGCTTGCCATCCTCTTCGCAGCAATGTTTTCATTGTTTCAGGTGAAAGTGTGAGGCTACTGGCGGGAACGATAAATTCCGATTTAAACCAAGCTTCAAACTCTTCCCGCGATGTTGTTGTGTCCATCATGATTTCACCCTCTCTCTTGCTCTCTGAGACTTCTCATAATTTCATTCATGGAGTGACCAAACCAATTAAAAGGCTGTGTGTACTGGTCAAATTTAGCGCCCTTTACCTGAATTTTTGCGACGGTTATATCTCTTGCCGCATTGATTATTGTGATTTGAATTTCATCGCTTTGTTCGCTGAGTTTTTTGTAATCCATCATGCAGCCCTCTTCGATTCGTATCTGGCACAGGTGATAGCAGTCCAGGCAATCAGCTCCGCGCGTTTCATGTGAAGCTCTTTCAGCCTGTCGAGCCAGATAAATACCGGGCCAATGTAGCCGTTATGAGCAAGTCGAATATATTGCTCAATGGTTAATTCATCTTCGCGAGTTAGTTCCATCAGAAACCACCTTGTTTTTTAGTTGACCGGCGCTCAGATTCAACAGCCTTTGCTTTCGCCTGTTCCTGATTGCAGTCATAAATTGCACCATGACGCTGCTCAACAAATACCACCCCGCCGCTACCGTGCCGGTTTAGCCGGAGTAATAACTCGGTATCCTGTTGGTTGGCGTTCTCGTCGTATGCGCCTTCTCGATATATCCCTAACCAGTAATCGCAATCCTGTTCAATCTGCCCCGTATCGCGTGAGTCGCTTGGCTGAGGCCGCTTATTGACGCGCTTTTCAAGGTCGCGGTTAAGTTGAGTCAGTAGCACGACAACACAATCAAGTTCTTTGGCTAGGTTCTTTAGTCCCTTGGTTATCATCCCGTAGGCCAAGTCATTACGGTCTGCCTTTTCGGCGGTCATTAGGGTGAGATAATCGACAAGAATCATGCCAACAGCGCCGCGTTCACGCTTGATACGGCGGGACTCTGAAACGATGTGTGCCAGCGAAAGTCCGGGTGTATCGTCGATGTAGAGATTTCCACTTTGTGCCAATTCCAAGCCCTTTGCTGATGCCAAAGCAAAGCGATTGTCGTCATACCCATCAAGATAAAAATTACTGTTGGATACGCCAGAGGCTTGAGAAATCATGCCTTCGCCAAGCTGCACATCAGGCATTTCAAGGCTAAAAGCCAGTGCCGGTAGGTTCTCGTTGAGGGCGCAGTTGATTGCCATTTTTGAGTAGAGTGTTGTCTTGCCCATCTTAGGCCGAGCACCAACAACAAACAGCGAGCCTTTCACAATGCGCTTTGGCTCCAACATGGCATCCAGTGACGGGATCCCGCTGGTTAATCCAATTGCACGAGGGTCACCGGAAAGGCGGCTCTCAACGACATCAACCCAATCCGTAAATACATCCTCGAATCGGCGTAAGCCTCGCTGATTACCAGTCTTGGCGTGATCTGCTATTTGCGAAAATAAAGTTTGAGCAGCTTCAAATTTCTCCTCAGCCGTCATGCCATCGTTGGCATAGAACAACTCAGTGATTTTATTGGCCTTCTCAATACCATAACGCTTCATGGCCCGATCTCGGATCACGTTTGCATAAGCGACGATATTCGCGGCGCTTGGTGTGTTTTTAGATAACTCAGCCAGATAACCGAACCCGCCGACAGTATCCAGCTCTCCACTATCATTGAGAGATTCCGATAACGTGATCAGGTCTAACGGTTTTTGTTGTTTATCCAGACGGCGCAAACCTTCGTAAATAACTCGGTGCGGTCGACTGAAAAACGACTCAGACTTGAGGATTGAAAAGACAGCTCGGCATCGATCAGTATCACCGCCGTCAATCATCAGCCCACCTAAAACGCTCTGTTCAGCCTCAAGGCTGTGCGGAGGTGATTTATAATCAGACGTCATCGCTATTACCCTCTCGAACCTTCAAATAAACTTCGTCGCTCAGCAAATAATCGATATTCTTGCAGCGCCACGTTTTCCCTGTCTTTGCATCAGGTCGGGTACCGAGCATCCACCGGCAACTTTGCGAGATATATTTCAGATAGTCTTCCCACGCCTGCATACTGAAAGGCGCGTTATCCAGTTGTCGGGTAATCTTCCCTGCTTTCACCCAGAAGGTTTTAATCAGGTTGCGACGTTTGTCACTCAGTGCTCTAACGCTAGGGCATTCTGGCAATAATCGATGGTAGGCATCTACGACGTCTTGACATGAATGGGTTGTTTTTTGCTTCTCTGATTTTCCTACTGCTGAGACACTCTCTATTACGTTAGTAATAGAGTTATTAGTTACTTCATTGTTTGTGGCACTTTGTTGGTAATCTGTTGGCACAACCTCGCCGCTATCACTTGGTATCAGCGGGTTTGCGATGGCACTTTGTTGGTAATCTGTTGGCACAATATTTGGCTGATATTCGTCGTATTTTGTGACGTAAATTAGTGAGAATTTCTTGGTGGCTGACTTAGTTATCATCCCAAGTTTTTCAAACTTACCGATGAGATATTTGATGCGGTTTCCAGTGATGCCGGTTGCCAGTTCCAGCTTATTTCGACCGGTCATAAATTCACCACGACGAACCATGACATCACCCAACTCAGTGCTTACTATTACTGGTGCATGATTGGCGGTAAGTATGAAATGGAACCACAGGTGAACCGCTTCAGAATCCGTCCTGTAGAAAGGCAGATCCATTATTTTTCTATGCATCAAGGCAAACCCCTTACCGGTTGCCTCCGGCCTTACTGTGTCTGGTTGGCGAAACGCTAAAACGTTACTCATTTGCTTTCTCCCTGCCGGCCTTTAGCCCACGAAATATTTCTGCGAACTTGTGACCGAATAGCGGGTTATCGCTGCATACCATGACTAATTCGTCCGGCTTTGCAGAACGCTGCTGAGTAACTTCTCGCTGCTTTGCGTTAGTTTTCTTTCGCATGTATAATTACCTCTAGAAAGACATAGTTATCTGCTGTTCTGAAGCCTCTGTTACCGCAGGGGCTTTTTGCTTTTGAGGATTAAGCAGCAATCGCATCATTCGAAGTGTCGTTGCTATCTCCCTTGCTTCATTTCCCGCTATAGCCAGAATGTTTCCCGACCGATCTATCTCCGAAAACTCCAGTAACCGGCAGAACTTGCTTAACATGCTGTCTTTGCCTGATATCCAGCGGCTTATCTGGCAGCGGTCTACACCTACGTGCTTAGCTGCCTCCAGTTGGCCTCTGTGGTTTATTCCATTCATGATTTGAACCTCCAGTTCTTCCGCTTTAGTGCGTGTCCGTGCGCTATCCATTTCGTATGATTTCCATGTTGTTTAAGTGATTTAGTTATGGCGAGCCTAGTTACGCTCACCTCCGACTTTTAGCCTTACCTGGCAGATCCTCGGGGCCGCCATATACCGGGCGTTCGGTTAATGCTGTTGGTTGTTAAGCTGCTTTTTTGTTACTTGGGAACGGGCGAACTTCCTCGCCTTCAACGCTGCCATCTGGCATTACAGTGACTGTAATGTGACGACCTGCGCGAATGGCCTTACTGATTGCACACTGAATAACGCCAAAGTCACTGGCAGCCTTTGCTTGCCCGTGAATTTCTGCGTAATCAGCCAAAGTCATTTTGTTCATAGACACACTCCGTTTTTGTATCAATAAAAGAATACTACAGGTATTTATTATATTCAATACCTAAGATATTTCGCGTTGAATACCATCGCTATTACAATGAGGTTATGGAAAATAGAAAGGAATTGACGACAGAACAGCTGGATGACGCTAAGCGGCTAAAAGCTTTGTATGAGTCAAAGAAAAAATCTTTAGGAATTACTCAGTATACGATTGCTGATGACCTAGGCATCTCACAAGGAGCTGTGGGGCATTACCTTAACGGAAGGAATGCACTTAATGCCCCAATAGCATCAGGGTTGGCTAAAATTCTGCAAGTGTCTATTGCTGACTTTAGCCCAACTATCGCAAAAGAGGTTTCAGAATATACAGCATCTAACGCTGGCGCAGAAAAAATTCAAAGGCCAACAACAATAGCTTACATGTACCCATTATTTTCAACAGTTCAAGCTGGTTCTTTTGGTGCAGTTGGAACGTATACCGAGAAGGATGCGAAGGAGTGGATAGGTACGACAAAGAAAGCTAGTGACTCAGCTTTCTGGCTTGAAGTTTCCGGGCATTCAATGACTGCAGCACCAGGAAATAAACCTAGTTTCCCTGAGGGGATGCTTATTCTTGTTGATCCTTTAGAAGAAGTTAATCCTGGTGATTACTGCGTCGCAGGGATTTATGGAGATACAGAAGTAACGTTTAAAAAGTTTGTCTGGGAGGACGGGACGCCTTGGCTTGAACCACTGAACCAGAACCCGCGATACCAAAGCATTAAGTGTGATGAAAACTGCCGAATAATAGGCAAGGTCGTTAAAGCTCAATGGCCAGAAGGCACCTTTAATTAAAAAAGGATTAACTTGTGGAAGTTGTAATTATTGTTTTATTAACCTTGATTCTTATAGCGCTAGTCAATATAAACCAAGCTCTATCTAAGAGGGTAAACCTCACCACAAAATCTATAGATGACGTTTTAGATTCCCAATATCTTATCGATATAAAAGATGAAATCACCAGCATCAGGCAGGCAATAGAGGATATAAAGTACACAACTGATATAATTGAGAATTATAAGCTACCTAGCCAGTCGGAACGGCAAATGATTGACCAAATTAGAGTTGATGACGAAATATCTGAAATGTTAGATGCAAAGAGAAATGCATCACAATAGATTCAATAAGCCACCAAAATCCTCGCAGTAACCTCACACCAAACAGACTAACCCCATACTTTTTAATAAGTTGATGGGGTTAATCAAAAAAAACAAAAAAACTACTCATAAAAATAAATAACCTTAAATATCAATACCTAGAGTATTTTATGTCAAAAATGAATACCTGAGGTATTTACAATAATAAATATCAATAGTATTCTTTTTTCATCAACACGGCAGGACGCCAACTAAGCAGCACGCAACGGGGTGAGCGATGTAATCACCCCCGGCCCCGAGAGGGATCGACCGCTAAGTGTTCTTTAAGGAGAAAGTGAATTTATACCCTGTCGCTGTCAGTTGTAGGCGGCAGTCATAAGTTCTCTAAACGAGAGGTGGCAAATGAAGAATGAAATTCGTTGTCCGGTATGCGGATTGGACTTCAACCCAAAGATACCGCTTATGCACATTCAGCAGCACCACAAGGGCGCGAAAGATTGTGAGTTGGCGAAGATACGCGATGCACGTCGAAAGTGCTTCACGGAGCCAGCAGCAAAGAAGTTAGGTGGTAAGACGTGCTTACCTCAGGTAGCGATATTTAGCGCTGGGTACCGTAAGTCAGAAGCAGTTACAGCGAGGTAGGTATGACAGTTAAGCCTAACGCGGTATTAATGACGTCAATTAACAGCAATTTGCACTCAGAAGAAGGCCTACGCAAGCAGAGAATAATGGTGGTTCATGCCATTAATGCATGGTCGCCTGGCGGATATTGCCACGCAGAGAAAATGCACATCAAAGGCCACTGCGAAGAACAGAAAGCCTACTTCGATGAAGCGCTAATCCTGATTGATAAACATCTTAAAAAATTCAGAGGCACAAATAATGGCTAACCCTATAACGCTTGGTTACTCGCCACTTACCGGAAAGATTTATGCAGGACGCAGCAAGCCAGCCAAAGGAATGGCTGAGGGTGTACGAATTTTCACGGCAGATAAGTTTGATGTTACCGACCAAGTAATCGGCATCGTCGCTGACAAGCTGGCTCATGATGGCAAGCCGATTAAATGGATATATGCAGACGGTCGAGTAATGACGCTGAGCGTTGTGATTACTGAACCGGAACAAGAAGCCCACCACATAGTTAAGGGGTAAGAGATGACCGACTTAGATTATTGGGAAGAGTGTATTTCACAAGCCACTGACGACTGTGACTTAACACTGACATCAGAGCAACTTACTTGCCTTGCTGAGGCCGTCAGTGGTGGTCATGAGCATTACGGAATGTCTTTCTACTCCCCGCCAGATTCAGACCGATATGCCGACATTGAGCGCGAATGGCAGCAGAAATATAAAACGCTTAAAGCTGAATTTGATGCTTATCGTGGCAATGCTGAAACAGCGGTAAAGCAGGCGTTACGCCAGCACAGGGACGACAACGTAAGTATTGAAGAGTATGGGGAAGTGTTACGCCACGGTGGGCGCACAGAGAGAATTCAATAGGTCACTTAGGTGGCCTTTTTTATTGGCGGGTAAATGAGGAATGAATGATGGTGGAAATCAAAGAAACGAAGGATGTTTGGCTAACGGTTACCAATAGCGATTTAACAGAGGGGCGTGGGCGACCGGTGATTTTGTATGTGTGTGACAGCCCAGTAACAGCCACTCGACTGGGTAAGAAAAAGTCAGTTCAGGGAAGTGACGCCGACACCATCAAAGCAACAGCGGTAAAGATTGGTACTCGCTGGCTAGTTCCTTGGGAAATCGTACCAGAAAGCGATGCAGATAAAGTGATTAGAAAAAAGAATGAGGCACTCGACCAGATTGTCGAGAAGATGCGCGAAAAGGGATTTTCGTCAGATGAAATTGCTGCCTTAACAACTCGCTAACCCCTAGTGACCTTACCCCTGCCACTTAACCGGTGGCAGCAATAAGACCACTGAAACAAACAACGAGCTGCTTAATGCGGCTTTTTTTGTACCTAAAATCGAGGTAACCAATGAACCTGACCGATTTAAATAAAATCCTTGCCGAGCATAAAATATGGGTTGAGTCATATAGACAAAACGGATCTAGAGCCAACCTGTGCGGTGCCGACCTGTGCGGTGCCAACCTGTGCGGTGCCAACCTGTGCGATGCCGACCTGTGCGGTGCCAACCTGCGCGGTGCCAACCTGCCTGATCGCACTTACATCATTATGGGTGATAAGTATTTTCTGCAAATAAGCAACGGCGATACTGTTCGCGCTGGGTGCCAGAGTCACACAGCAGAGGAATGGCGAAAATTCAGTAAGCGCGAGATTGCAGATATGGACGGCAAGACAGCACTTAAATTCTACCCTCGCCTGTTAGATGTCATCGACTTCTATCTTGGTAAAGGTGAGCGTCCAGAGTGGCTTAACGAGTCAAGTAATGAAGTTGAAGCAGATTAATTAGGTTCACTAATAGAGGGTAAGACGATGGCAGATAAAGAAACGGGCGGCCCAGCGTTTCCAACTGGCGAGGTTTTTGACCGAAATGGCCAGATTGAGAATTACAAGGTAGAGGGCATGACATTGCTCGATTACTTAGCAGCAAAGGCCATGCAAGGAATTTGCTCACATGCAGATACATGGGGGCTTTCTGTTCCAGAGATTGCCAATAAGTCTTATTGGATAGCTCACGAAATGCTAGCAGCTCGCAGTAAATAACCCCTCCAACTAAATAGGTGAGATATGCAATGTTCACGATGTGGCGGCCCAGTTATCTGGAAAGGCCCATTTTCGGCATTAACCCACACCGAATGCCAAGAGTGTGGAGCGGTAAATTCTCAGCTGGTAGAGCCGGTTGAAGACGAAGAATTAGAAGAATAACCTCCCCCACTAACTCCCCACTCCCACCACTGAATAACTGACAAAGCATAGTCTGGTATTTTGCCGTGGGAGTAGCACAAGGAAATGAGCATGAGTGAAGCAACTGGCTTATCGATTGTTATCGAGCCAAAGAACGCCCTCGAAGTATTTACCCAGCCTGACCACATCGAATCAATTCTTCAGCAGGTTGAGCAAGAAGTTAATTCGTTTGTGCCAGACGTCAGCACAAAGAAAGGCCGCGACGCCATTGCTTCTCTCGGCTTGAAAGTGGCAAAGACTAAAACTTATTTGGATGGTCTGGGTAAGGACTTGGTTACCGAATACAAAGAAGTTCCTAAGAAAATTGACGCCAGCCGCAAGACAGTTCGTGACCGACTGGATGCACTGAAAGAAAAGGTGTTGCTACCAAAGTTAGAGTTTGAAGCAGAGCAAGAACGGTTAAAGCTTGAGGCTGAGCGAATTGCAGCAGAAGAAGCTTATGCAGCCATGTGGCAGGAAGCCCATGATATGGATGCAGTTATCACAGTCAGAATCGCTGAAAAGGCAGCCGCCAAGAAAGAAGCCGATCACGAAATGGCCCTACTGATGAATGACGCTTTCGACCGTGACGCTAAAGAGAAAGCTGAAGAGGTTGAGCGTCTGCGTAAGGCCCATGAAGAATTCATAGTTCAACAGGCAGAAGAGAAAGCCAAGCGTGAGATGGCAGAAGCGGCACAGCGTGATATTGACGCGGCGGCAGCCAGAGAACGTGACGCGCTACTAGCGAAAGAACGTGCTGAACGCGAAAAACAGGAAGCGTCTGAACTTGCAGAGCGCAATCGCATTGCCGCAGAACAGAAGGCCGAGCAGGACCGCAAGGATGCAGCAGCTAAGGCCGAACACGAGAAGCAGGAAGCTATCGCCGCCGAGCAACTTAAAGCACAGCAGGAAGCTGAGCGAGTTCAACGTGAAGCCAAGCAGAAAGAAGATGCCCGGTTGGCAGAAGAGAAACGTGTTGCTGATGAAGCTGCTAAACGCGCGGCTGACGTCGAACACCGTCGCACCATTAACCGCCAAGCGGTAGCCGACTTAATTGCAAACGGGCTGCCAGAAGATTGCGCACAGAAATGTGTAGCCGCTATCGCTAAGAACCTCATTTCTTCAGTTCGTATCACCTACTAATCAAACTTAAATTTCAGGAGCCGCCCATGTACCAATTCGTACTAACTGGCGATGCCGTCATGGGTCGCCATTGCCAACACCAAGTGAAAATTAAAAACGCCAATCCGTGGATCCGCTGGTTTCTCAGCATATTTCAACAGAAAGGTAATCCGCTATGACATACGCAGAAATGAATGAAGCACGGAAGCTTTATAGCTCATTGAGTGAGCAGGAATTGGAGCGGGCAGGACAGGTGGCTGAGCGACAAGAAAAGGCGTTAAAGGTAAGTAATCTGATTAAAGTCTTTGAGCACCTGCCTGATTTTGACCGTGAGGCGTTCAACATATTAGTTGATGAGTACGACTTCGAGGGAATCGATACCGCACTCTATAACGTCCTATTTGAGAATGCCAAATGGCAACGAGCGCTGGAAATACAACGGCGTTTGGCTGAACACGATGAGGCGGCATGATGGAGCCGGGCCACTATCAAGATATTTCAAACGAGGATTATCACTCGGGGCCGGGAGTCAGTAAGTCGCAACTGGATGATGTGGCTATTAACCCCGCAATACTCACATGGAAGAAAACAGCGCCAATAGATACGGAGAAGCTCAAGGCGCTGGATATGGGAACCGCGCTGCACTGCCTGCTGTTAGAACCGGATGAGTTTGATAACCGATTTACCAAAGCACCAGAGTTTAATCGCCGCACTAATGAAGGGAAGTCGGCTGAAAAGGATTTTTTGAAAGAGTGCGAAGAGTCAGGAAAGACCGTTATGGACTTTGAGCAGCACAGGAAGCTGGAATTAATGCGAGGAAGCGCCTTAGCTCACCCGGCTGCTCGGTACTTTTTGGAGGCAGAAGGATACTGCGAATCGTCCATTTACTGGCGAGACGAGGAAACGGAAGAGCTGTGCCGCATACGCCCAGACAAGTTTCTGCGAAGTCAGCCAATTATCGTCGATGTGAAAAAAGTCGCTGACATGGAGCGCTTCTCTCGCCACATCGAAGAATTCCGGTATCACGTGCAGGATGCCATGTACCGGGACGGTTACCTGAATCACTTCAACGAATATCCCACTTTTATCTTTCTTGCCGTTAGCGAAACTATCGACTGTGGGCGATACCCGACTCGGGTATTCCAGCTTGACGCTGACGATGTTGCAGCCGGGCACGAACTGTACCGCAAGAATTTGCAAACCTATCACGAATGCCGACTCAGTAACGAATGGGGCGGTGTCGAAACCATTTACCGCCCGACTTGGGCAAGGAAAAAGAACAATGACTGACATCGCCAACATCGAACTCAGCAATGAACCCGCCATTACCAATGCAAACGTGGCGATTTTCAGCCCTCAAAACCTGATGGCAATTCAGAATTTCGCCACACTAATGGCAAGTGGGCGATCAACTATCCCGTCTCATCTGGCAGGAAATAAAGCTGACTGTATGGCAGTGGCAATGCAAGCTGTTCAGTGGGGCATGAACCCGTTTGTAGTTGCTCAGAAAACTCACGTAGTCAGTGGAACACTTGGATATGAAGCACAGCTAGTTAACGCGGTGATTTACGCAATGGCTCCCACCAAAGACCGTATCCATTATGACTGGTTCGGACCGTGGGAAAACGTGATCGGCAAGTTCGCAGAGAAAACGTCCCCAAAAGGCAACAAATACATTGCACCAGACTGGACGCTGGCTGATGAGAAAGGCTTGGGCATTAGAGTTTGGGCCACGATGAAAGGCGAGGATGAACCCCGCGTTCTTGAGTTGCTACTGTCTCAGGCGCAAGTAAGAAATTCCACTTTATGGGCCAGCGACCCCAAGCAACAGTTGGCCTATCTCGCAGTTAAGCGCTGGTCTCGCCTGTACTGCCCCGAGGTTATTCTCGGCGTCTATTCCACTGACGAGTTGGACGGCAAGCCAAAACCGGAGCGTGACGTAACGCCTCGCACCAATGCTGACCTGAACAAGATGATTAATACGAAAAAACAGGAACCTATCGAAGGAGAATTGGAGCCTGCGAAGGTCGAGGAGCGCTCTCCTGACACACTTCTGTCTGATTTTACTGCCGCCGCCAGCAATGCAAAATCAGTCGCAGAGTTGGATAAGTTCTTCAAGTACAGCCAACGCGTTCTCGCTGAACATCCTGACCAACTGGAAAAGGCCACTGACATTTACGGCATCCGCAAGGCTGAAATGGAAGAAGTTCCAATGTGAGGCAATCATGAACCACCCTCATGACCACATAACAGTAGGCCGCATAACTCTCGTTTACTCATTAAAACACCACGGATGGATTACCCCTTATAACTCAGTAATTGCCAATCCACTTACAGCGCAACGGATTGCTGAGCGGATGAATAACAACCTTAAATTGTCAATCGCTGCCAACGGACTGGCAGCCTAACCCCTTCCCCACATATAACCGGCAGCCAGTCTGCTGAGGAATAGTTATGTCTGAAAATACTGATTATGTAGAACTCGAAAAGAAATATCTGGACGTGGTTGCTGAGAATGCGGCGTTAAAAACTGCGATTGAATTTTCCACTGCGCCTGATATGTGGGAAGAGCATGGCGAGTTGCTCGAATACAAATATGTAGACTGGTATGTCGATGAATTAAATAACGCCACCTCAAATACCCCAGCCACAGACGCAGCGCTTAACGAGATAAAAGCGCAGGGTATTGATGCTTTTGCTGATGACCTTGGGGAAAGCGTCAAGAGCTTATCAACTACATCACCTCAATATAAGGCAGCAAAATCAATCGTATTTAGAGCGGTTAAGTTCGCCGCTAGTCTGCGGGGAGGTGAGTGATATGGGCAAAGAAAAACGCGAAATAAAATGGCTGTGGTGCGCACGTTGTGACCATTCGCCCGTGATTGTAGAAACTGCGGCTCCAGCTGGAATGATTAACTTCAATGATAAAGCTAGCTGTCATAAATGTGGGTTGCAAGCCCACGCTGAAATAGACAGCCCAGAAGAAGCATATATCTGCTGGGATGAGTTTGAGGAGGCATGATGAATAAGCATATAGAAGCTAACGCTGAATTAGCGGCAGACTTACTGCGACACATGGCAAACAACGAAATTGATTCTGATTATTTCGCTGTAGTCACTGATAGCCCTAACTGCGGAAGGGAAGTTCAATCAGAGCATAAAGTTACTGATGCTGCATTAATGGCGGCTGGGATTATTGACGCCCTGCTAGCCAAGCTGGAAGCGGCAGAGAAAGAGCGTGATGAATTCCGTTCGGCTTTTCAGCAAAACGAGCAAGTTAAACAGGCGCTATTCGTACAAGAAGACCTCTTAATCACGGCAAACCTGAATATTTCGCGCCGCGCAGAGGCAGCAGAGGCGCGGCTACTTGTGCCTGTTAAGTTGCCAAAAAGAATTCAATGGTCTTACGACGGCTGTGTACCAAAAAGTGAAGTTTATGCATTTAACAGCGGTATTGATAGTTGTGAAATCACCATCCGCGCCGCTGGCTTTCTAGTTGAGGGAGATAAGTGATGGGAAGTCATAGTGAACTAGACCAATTTACAGTAGCGCGATTGGAAGAAATCCTTAATTGGGACTTACCTCATCCATCGGCAACACTAGAAGAAACTCTGTCATTAGCCCAAATAGCGTTATCCGAAAAGCAGGTTAAGCCGGTTGATGTTGATAAAGTCGCTTACGATATGGCTCGTGGGATAATGGCGCTAGTCAATGAGACAAGTATTGGCGGCGCTTGTCAGTTACAGGCAAAAATTCAATGCTTCATTAGTGAAAAGCTTCCACCTATCCCTCAAGCTCATATTTACTTTGCGGCAACGACAAGGCGCATTGCCCCGCACTTGTACAGCCAACTGGTTAACATGTTGCGAGATATTGCGATTGAGTTTCACGACACCGATCAGCTTCGTGATGTCATATCACGCCGATTAGCACAGTATATCGCGCCAGACCATCCACACACTAGGCCGGAAACAGTTACACAGCTACCCGCGCCTAGTGATGAGACGCTATGTGAAGTTATTCGAGCGTGGAACCGCGCGGATATTCCACGAAATGCTTATCCCGAAATGCGTAAGGCTTTGGGCTATCCGGTTGAAGGGAGTGAGTAGTGGAAAAACTATCCAATACTCAAATATTCACCTTAAGACGCATGCTTAACGGCACCCGATATTTAGCCTCCGGTGACGGAAGAAGGGGTGATGAGTGTCGCGTTGACCGTGCATATTCATGCGAACGCCCTGTTAACGCACCAAGTATTCCGGTTTTGCTTCGGCTTGGCTACGTGGAGTTTGTTTACAACGTTACCAATGATCCCAAGCTAAATTACAGAGTGCGCCTGACAGATAAAGGGAAGGAAGCGGCTGAAAAAATGCAAATTGAAGGAGGTGAATAGTGGCTAATAAACTAAAACAGCAACTTAGTTACATAAAAAATCTTAACTCATATAAACGCTGGCTACGTAATAATTGGTTTTATGATTATCACAACGACAAGCGCGTAATCTCAAAGCGATGGATAGAAGAGGGGCCGGAAAAATATCCCTGTTATGTCATGAAAGTATGTGTCAGTTGCAGCTACGAAGAGTCAGAGCCTTTTTTCATTTACGCCGGTGAATTAATGGATATGAGCCTTACCATACAACGAGCTATAAATTTAGGCGGTGAATAATGGTAAAGCCAACAGTAAGAACCACAACAAATGCGACAGTTATGATAACTATAGAACTTAGCAATCTAGGCTCATGGGGGCCAGATTGCCAAATGGAGCAAATCTATCGACAGGCAATAGCGGCGGCAAATGGTCGGCTGAATAAATTATTTGCCGGTGACAAGAATGTCAAAATTATTGCAGGGGCAAAAGTAACAGCTATCACTACAGACGTGGAGCGGACACGATGAACAAGCTAACTGAGCAGGAACTGATAGAGCTTACTGTTGTTTATGGTAATCGCCACAATGCATGTAGAGCAGCTAAAGAGCTATTAGAGGCCCGAGCAGAACTGGCAGCAATTAAGGGGGAGCAGCAGCCGGTTGGCTTTGTGAAATGTAACCCTTGCGCAGAAGATTGTCGATGGGACTGCGTTGATCCTCTTTATCTGGCGGGCCCAGTTACGCCAGAGGGTTACGGTTCTGATTATTTCGAAGTTTATCGCCACCCAGCACCACTAAAGGATAATACTGATGGGCCAATGTAATGGAGTAATGGGATTTATATTCGGACATAAATATAAACCGGTAATTACTAAAGGTATCCCGGTTGGTAAAGTTAAAGTTAACGGGATATCAGAAGAAGGGTATCTTGAAATGATAGAAAAATGTAGAGATGAAACATATAGCGGTCTTTACTGCTCTCGATGTGGAGAAATTAAAAGCAGAGAGGGCGACTAATGCTAATCGGCTTTGTTCTACTCGTCAGTTCATGCCTTACCTGCACCGCCCAGCCAGTAACCGAAGATATCTACTCTACCCACACCGAATGCCAACAAATATCAACGCTGATACATGAGCGGCGGCCTGATGCTGTGCTTATTTGCAGCGAAGTGTATCGGCAGTAAATAACTAACTCCGAGGTAAACCATGCAGCACTTAGAAATCACCATGCCAGACGGCAGCAAGTGGGCCGTTCCCGTTCATGTTATTCAGACTCACGCATCAAATAATGATTTAGACATATCACACGAAGAAGACATAGAGGATTGGGCCGAAAATAATATGGACTGGTCAGATGTTGAAGAGTTTGCCGTTATGACAACCCCACCAGAAAAGGACTATCAGGAAGGTTGGGTAAATGGCGAGAAGAAATTCATAGAGCGCTAACCCGCTAACCACCGACTCATAGAAATGGATTTCATTATTTGGATTTCACTATGAGCGACTCATTCGAGAAGTGGCTCAATGAGCCTATTGGCCCTAACGGTGAGCAACGCCGCTACGTCCTCAGCATACCCCGTCAACACTTCGCTAAAACAGTATGGACAGATTGCGAAAAGGCAATCAAAGGGAAACGGACTTCATCTAAATAAACTGGAGATTCCCTATGCGAGTAACTATCTCAGCGCCGGACCCCGGCTGCGTTGAATTTGCCACACGCGCGTTAAATGCATTCATCAAGGGCCGTGGAAATGGTGAGTTTCCCAATCCAAGCGGCGCAATAAGTAATTCATTCTTTGGTGCTGAATGCACTGAAAAGCCTAACGGTAATTATTCGATTAAGTGCTGGCGCATTCCAACTAAATTAGCGGAGGTAGCGTGATGGACGATATCAGCGAACTAATTCTAACCGTGTCCCGCGCTCCTGATGACGGACGTGACCACAAAGAAGCCTACTTGTGGGATATGAAAATAAAGCAGCGGCTACGAACCGGAGATAAGTCAAAGAGACCGGTACCGCAGCAAGTTGCCCCGCCAACTCCGACTAAAACGGTGAAGTCTGTAAAAGCGAAAGTGAGAAAGATAATGGAGGCGGCATGAGTGGATATCAGCTCATCTATTGTGATCCACCCTGGCCTTATGGCAATAAGGCCAGCAATGGCGCAGCAGTTAATCACTACGGAACAATGTCACTTACCGATTTAAAGCGCCTCCCTGTTTGGTCCCTTGCAGCTCCAGATGCAGTCCTCGCCATGTGGTACACCGGTAATTTCAACGATGAAGCAAAGCAACTTGCCGAGGCTTGGGGTTTTCAGGTGCGGACAATGAAGGGATTCACCTGGGTGAAGCTAAACCAACTTGCAGAGGACCACATTAATAAGGCGCTGGCGTCAGGTGAGGTGCAGGACTTTTATGACTTCCTCTCCCTTCTCAATACCCAATCACGGATGAACGGCGGCAACTATACGCGGGCCAACACAGAAGATGTGTTGATTGCAGTGCGCGGAAATGGCCTTGAACGCCTTAATGCCAGCATCAAGCAAGTTGTGTACTCACCACTTGGTGAGCATAGCGCGAAGCCGTGGGAGGTTCGCCACCGGCTGGAATTACTGTACGGGGGTGTGAAGCGAATCGAACTGTTCTCAAGGAAGAATTTAGACGGGTGGGATACATGGGGAAACGAGTGTAATCAGTCGATAAGGCTAATACCTGGCAATTCGGAGGCAGCATGAAACTACCAAAAATATCAAGCGGCACATGGTTCTGGATTTGCATAATCGGGTACGCAATAGCAGCAACAATTTATACATTTAGTGGTGCGGGGTGAATTGTGACTCCCGAAGAGAAACAGAACGCCCTCCAGTCAGCAGCAAAGAACTGCAACAACGAAATTAAAACCGCCATCGCCGCCCTGCCGGCTAACACCAATAAAGACTCCATCACCCGCCCTATCATCCTGCGCCACTACGAAACTATAAGGCCACTTGGCTACAAGCTGGCTTGGCTTCTTTTTGCTATTGGTGTTCTGAATGGTCAGTTCAAGTGGAATAGGTGATGAGATTGATAAAGAGATAAGAGGACTCAATGGATAAATACAGTCTCACCTTCGATGAGGCTTGCGAATTTCTCGGCGTGTCACGCTCAACAGCAAAGAAATGGATTTCATCAGGCCGCCTGGCTGCCACTCGCAAAGACCCAAATAAAAAACAATCACCTTACCTATTAACCAGAAAGGCCTGTATTGCTGCATTAAGCGATCCGGTACACACTGTATCCGTGATCGGCGGCGGGGCGACTAAGGAGATACCATGTCAATCTTCCGCAGGGGTTCCGTTTGGTATGCCGACTTCACGGCACCGGACGGAAAGCGCGTTAAACAGTCTCTTGGGACTGAGGACAAGCGGCAAGCACAGGAGTTGCACGACAGACTAAAGGCCGAGCAATGGAGAATAGAGCGCCTGGGTGATTTCCCAGATGTGACATTTGACGATGCTTGCTTGCGCTGGCTTGAAGAAAAAGCACATAAGAAGTCACTCGATGCGGATAAGGGCCGGATGGGATTCTGGCTTATCCATTTTCGAGGAGTGTTATTGAAGAATATTACTGAGGCAAAGATATACGCCGCAATAAGCAAAATGACGAACAGAAAGCATAGGGATAACTGGGAGTCGAAAGCAAGTTCATTGAGAAAGCGTGGTGATGTGCCAGAGCCCTATGTTGATGTGCCAGTAAGCACCTCAACAAAGGCAAAACATTTGGCATTAATGAAGGCGATTATGCGAGCCGCCGAGCGTGAATGGAAATGGATTGAGCGTGGGCCGGTAATAAAAGTACCGCAGGAGCGTGGAAAACGGGTTAGATGGCTTGAACCGCATGAAGCAGTTCGCCTGATAAATGAATGCTCAGAGCCATTAAAGTCTATCGTGATATTTGCCCTGTCTACCGGGCTGCGCAGATCTAATATCGTTGACCTACAATGGCAAGACATAGACCTGCAACGCAAGGTTGCCTGGATACACCCAGAGGAAAGCAAATCTGGTCAGGCAATTGGCGTAGCTCTCAACGACACCGCTTGCCGGGTACTTCGCGATCAGATTGGTTATCACAAGAAGTGGGCGTTCGTACACAGGAAAGCAAGTACGCTTCCAGATGGAACTAAGTCAGCAGCAATCAGGAAGATGCGAGTTGATGGGAATACGGCTTGGAGGCTTGCACTGAAGCGAGCAGGGATAGAAAGTTTCCGCTTTCATGACCTGAGGCATACGTGGGCAAGTTGGCTTGTTCAGGCCGGAGTTCCGCTAACAGTTTTGCAGGAAATGGGCGGCTGGGAATCAATTGAAATGGTACAGAGGTATGCACACCTTGCACCGCGTCATTTGAGCGCCCACGCCAAGCAAATTGATGGCATTTTTGACGGTTACGTCCCAAATTCGTCCCATACGGATAATTTGGAATTACTGAAAGTTGTGTAA